AAGCAATTTTCGCGCCAAGCGGGGCGCAAGCAATTTTCGCGCCAAGCGGGGCGCAAGCAATTTTCGCGCCAAGCGGGGCGCAAGCAATTTTCGCGCCAAGCGGGGCGCAAGCAATTTTCGCGCCAAGCGGGGCGCAAGCAATTTTCGCGCCAAGTTTTGGATTTTTTCAGACTTTCGGCGGGACCCCTTTTTAGTCTAAAAAAACTCAATTTTTGGGCTGGCATAGAACTTGCTTGCTCGTAGTTGGTGCGATACTTGCTTGCGCCCTTGGTACTAGGTAAACAAAAAAAAGGCGCAAGCGGAAAAACCGCTTGCGCCGTGAATGGGGAAACTAGATAACGAACGACCAACTTGTTCTGCCCCCCTGCGGGGGGTGGACGAAAACGACGTCCACCGCGTTTTGGGGGATATGCGCCCCCATTGCAATGGCCTTTGCAATGCGCGACGAGCGCATTGCTTTTGCCTGCCTAGCTTCCACCGTGTCAGCCCATTGACCGACAGAAATTTCGGAGTCACTTCCTCCGAAACTAACCATTTCGGACGGGGCATGAATGCCCCCCCCGACGAACTGACGCCCGTCTTCGCGGGCAAGCCTTTCCCCCAAGGGAGTAAGGCCCATGGGCCAGTCTTGGCCCGTTTCGTCCGCCTCACAGCGGACGAGCCGCGCCCGATGCGCGGCTTGGGCGGCACGATAGGCCGCCATGCTTGTATGGCGCCCGAAGGTGCCACTAACTTCCGTGACACCCGCCACGGAAAAAGAGATGAAGGCGGACAATCCGCCTTCCACCCCGCCACTCCTGCCGCTCCATAGGCCAGCAGTGATGGCGGTTTGTCCGCCATCCTTGTTTACCGTGACACTTGTCACAGTTCCCGTCAGGTTTCCTGACGGGATTGATAGGGAGATTTTATCTCCCGTGCGGACACTTGGAACTATCCAGTGTCCTACCACATGGAAGCAACCCAATTCAGGATTTGCTTCCAACTCCCGCTCTGCGGGAGTCTGCCCAACGACACTGGTCCCGTTGATCAGCATCTTTGACGCGCATTGCGCGTCTAGGTCTAGGACATCCCCCGCGCGGGGGAATTCCAGCCTGAAGTTTCCCATGACTTTCATTTTTGTTTTTCTGCAAATCGGCTATGGACCGACGCCAGCGGGTTTACCCCCCGCGTTGTGAAGAAAAAATACCATGGAACCGCTTAATTCACCAGCGGATAAACTGTTTTTAATTCAACGCGCGGCGCGATGCTGGCACGCTTTAAGCTTGCGCATAGTTGGCATGAAACTAGCTTGCGCATAGTTGGCATACAACTCGTATACCAAATTGCAAGGGGTATTATTTGAAATTATTCTAATGAATATCATTAGAAAAACTCATACTGGGTTATATGTAGATAGCCTTTTTAAATGAAATCAAAATTAAATTACCTTTCCTTATCATCACAAAAACCTTCAGGTCAAAAATCCGAACGGGTCATTTTAACCAAAACAAAAAAGGTAAAAAATCCTTCTTCGCTTACTATTAAAAATCAATTTCAATATGGGAAAGCCCATTCATCTATAAACCTTCAGGTCAAAAAATACCCGAAGACATTTTCGTGAAAAGTAAATCTGCGGTTATTTAGAAGTACAGCCCCGTCTGTGGCGTATTCAATTGGGTGAATTTTAAATTTGCTTCGGTTTGAAGTTTCACCTGGGTATTCGCATCATACGTGGACCAATATCCACTCGCTTCTGTTTTAAAATTGGCCAGATCACCCGTGGTCGTGGCTAGCTGATGAAGTCTTGATGCAAAATCAATTATTGTTCCTGTTATGTACATATATTTTAAATTACACGAATTGAGTGTAATATGGTTTGTAGTTCTTTGCTATGAAACCTAAAAAAGATACGTCTGAGCGTATCCAACAACGGGATAAAATTAAGAATACGTTCGATCTTAAACCATTAGCATGGACTGATCGCCAAAAAGAGTTCCTCAAACTCGCTTTGGATAAATCAACCAGAATTATATTTGTCAACGGCCCTGCTGGCAGTACCAAAACTATCATGGCAGTCTTTGCCGCATTGGAATTGCTTAACCAGCGTCGGGTTTCCGATATAATTTATCTTCGGTCGGCTGTTGAAAGCTCTTCTGAGAGTTTGGGATTTCTTCCAGGTTCAGTTGACGAAAAAATGATGAACTATGGCTATCCTCTCATGGAAAAGCTGGAAGAGCTGCTCACCAAACCTGAAATCAAAGCATTGTTGGCTGATGAACGAGTGCATCTTCGTCCATTGAATTATATTCGTGGACAAAGTTGGAACGCCCGAGTGGCGATCGCCGACGAATGTTTGACTGGAGACAGTCAAATTGTTCTGGAAAATGGCACCAAAACTATTTCAAATTTAAAAAAAGATCATAATTTGGGAAAACAATTGCCCTTGGTTAAAACTTTTAACGAAACCACAAGACAATTTGAATTTAAAAAAATCAAAAATATCATTTGCAATGGGCGACGGGAAACTGTCATTATTAGAGCGGGGAATCGAAAGATTCAATGCACTGATAATCATAAATTTTTAACCAGCAAAGGATGGGTTGAGGCGCGAAACCTTCAAAAAGGAGACATTTTACTGGCCAATGATGAACATCGTCATCAGGTTTTAAATGCCCTTAACGACGATCAAAAACAAGTTTTTCTTGGCAGCTTTTTGGGGGATGGAGGCGTTAGCAATCATGGGATTAATCGAAACCGATTAAGAATTATCCATGGAATCAAACAACAGGAATATTGCCAGTGGAAAGCCAGCATGTTTGGTTCTTCCACTTCCATTATTGAGAAAAATGGTTACAGTCAAAAACCAGCCATAAAATTCGCCACTAAGTGTTTTGCATTTGACCAAAAAGATTTCGCTCATCATAAAAAGTCTCATTGTCCGCAATGGGTTTTGGATGAATTGGACTGGCGGGGCATAGGAATATGGTTTATGGATGACGGAAGTATTTTCGCTGGAAAAAACGGGGCAAAAATCTATACTTGTTCTTTTTCGGAGGAATCTCAACAAAAATTTGTGGAAAAATTTGAAAATCTTGGAATAAAATGCAAATATCATCTTGATCTGTATCCAAAAAGAGGAAAGGCATGTTTTAGTCTGGTTTTTGACAAGGAAAATACAATAAAACTATTGGATAAAATCTCCCCATATATTCATGAATCCATGGATTATAAAAACATAAATTCACATACAAAGTACAAATGGAATAATATTTTTTTACCCTATAATCATGTTATTTTTGACTCTATTAGTCCAGCCTCCGTTGAAAATGTATTTGACTTGGAAGTGGAGGATAATCATAATTTTATTATTGCTTCAAAAACAAGGGGAATGTTAAAAAATAATTCAGGAGTTATTGTCCACAATTGCCAGAACATGACCAAGGATGAAATCTTCACCATCATGACTCGCGTTGGTAAGTTCAGCAAGCTGTTTATTTTGGCCGACCCAAGACAATCAGACCTAAAAGACTCAAAGAAGCGCGGGGGGTTTACCAAGTTGGCCAAACATTTCACTCAAGAGAAAGGTCGGGCGGGCGGGATTCACTACTTTGAGTTCACCAGGGCCGACATTATGCGCGATGATTTAACTAAACTGCTTGTGGAACTGATGGAAGATTTGGATGCGCAGGAGAAGTAAGGTTGAAAACTTTCTTCATGAGGTCCATTGGCTTGTATATTTGAGGTTTGCCATTTTTGACATAAAGAACGTGCTGGATGCGTTGCTCGTGATAACGCTTACACCATTCGGCGCAGTCCTTCAATTTTCGGAACACCACGAAGTCAATGCTTACGCCATTATAATTGGCATGGGGCGGCTTGAACTTTGATTGGGCCAGGGCCGTTACTGGGTCATTTTCGTCGGCGACATAAATTTTATTGAATAGGATGCAGATATTATCATCTTTGTAGGTTAAACCTTGATATTGGGCCGCCAATACTTTCAAATGTTCCATGCGTTCATTTAGAGTATGTTTGTGGATGACAAATGGGCTATTTGGGTGAAATTCCAATAGTAACTTCTGGCCCTGTAAAAAGAACTCGACCCTTTCCTCGTTTGTGAGTGTCTGAAATGCGCGTACTTCTGGCTGATTCATATAATTATTTTAAGAAAGATTTAGTATTTCTTATAACATTAATAGATATGAGTCAACAATTGTTTTGTCATAACTGTGGAAAACCATACGCCCTTGGGAATAATTTCTGCCAGAAGTGCGGTACTAATCTCACTTCGCTGGCATCGCGTCCCGCTTCCGAAATCCAACCTGTCGCTCTGAATAGACGGGGTAATCGCTATGAAGAACCAGATGAAGATGATGAACCAGAGGGTCATTTTGTAATAACCCAAACGGCCTTGGCAGTTGAGATTGTGAAAGATCGCCCGCTGGGAGAAGAATTTTCCAGTGTGCTTCAACAGGGTGCCCTTGGTATGAGAGAGGACGGGCGTAAGTTTGGCATTTATAATGGTGCGGAAGACCCGAAGAGTATTTTATCAGATTTCAAGAATGAGGCGGGCAAAACTCCCAAGATCGAAATCGAGTAATACATGAAAGCCACATTTGAAGAAAGTATCAAGATCATTGATGAAGAAATTGCCAAGCGAAAACACAAATGGAACTTGACTTCTTTAACTTGGATGGACTATGACGATGTATCTCAGATCATTAGAATTCACATTTACAACAAATGGGCGCAATATGATGAAAGCAAACCCCTGGCCCCCTGGCTTAACATCATCATTACCAATCAGATTAGAAATCTCATTCGCAACCATTATTCAAATTTTGCCCGTCCGTGTCTCAAGTGCGGGGCTGCCAAAGACATGACGGGCTGCGTTATTTATGGGACGCAGTGCGTCGCTTGTCCATTGTATGCTCATTGGGTGAAACGGAAAATGCCCGCCACCCAAATCAAAATACCCGTCTCCATTGAAAATCATCAAAATGAAGTCAGGAGTATTTTTGATGATTCCACTGATGTATCCAGACATGCCGATAAATTGCATGATCGCATGAAGGAGATTTTAAAGCCAACCGAGTGGCGGGTCTATGAGGGATTATTCATTTTAAATCTGGATGAGGATGAAGTTGCAAAGCGTCTGGGTTACAGTTCCAATGAGAAGGATAGAAAGCCGCGCTATAAACAGATTCGTAACATACGTAAAATCATCATGGTTAAAGTAAAAAAATGCCTGGCGAACGGCGATATTGATATTATATGACTGACCTGACGTTAACTCCCGCCCAGGAACAACAAGTGGTTGATCTCTGGAATGCCAATCCTGAAACTCCACCCGCTTTGAAGGATTTGACTATTTCCGTGTTTGGTGATGGCCATGATGGCCGTACTAATGAGGCGAAGGCAATCAAAAAGTTTCTTTCGAGCCGAAATCTCAAAGCTCAAACCACTTCTGAGTATCAACGTGTTTCCGATCTGATTGAGCTTAGTGATGAGCAGAAACTTTACATTGCCAATAATGTTCAGTCAATGAATAGTGCTCAAATTTCCCGTGTTCTATTTAATAACCCAAATCTCAGTAATCTGGCCGCCGAGGCCCTGGCCGTCAATAAATACATTAAAACTTTGAATATTCGCGTGCGTCATGCCGAGGATATGGACATCCCCGATGGCAAGTATTTTCCACCCAAAACACCAGAGGCGGTTTTGCGGGTGGTCAATCGTTACATTAATCCGCCCATGGAACAGGATAAACTGACGGCGGCTTGGAAAAAGAATCTTGACACGTTGATTGGTTACATGCACACCTATCGTTATACTGCTCAGATGAACAATTATGAATCGGTGAGCGACCGTTCCCTGTGTGAGGACGCATTTGTCCGCGCCACCTATGACAAGCCTGATTTGGCGCAAACCGAAGTTGACCAATACATCGAATATGCCAATCAAGTTGTTGAGGGTTTCAAAATTCAACGACGAAAAGAAATACTCCAGCACCAGCAGGAAGAAATGGCTGATGCCAGTGACCCCGATAGCCGAAAATACTGCATGGGTCTGGTTGAAGCCATTGGCAAGGCCAGTACTGAATTCAATTTGTGCAAAAAGCGCGAACAAGACCTGCTTGATACTTTGTCAGTGTCTCGTAGCGAGCGCATTTCCAAACAACGCGAGGGGGCCTCAAGTATTTTGGATTTGGTTAATCACTGGAAGACTGAAGAGGGCCGCAAGGAATGGTTGAAACATGCCGAGAAAGAACAGGAGGCCATGAAGACCGAAGTGGCCCGCTTAAGTTCATTGCCCGATTTTAAGGCCCGCATATTGGGTTTAAGCAAGGAGGGTATTATCAATGGCTAATGTCCAATGTCGAGCCTGTTTTAAGGAATTTGGTTCAGATTCCTCTTTGCATCGTCACTTAAAAGCCCATAAGATGACGCAGGCTTATTATTATCAAAAATACGAACCTCGTTACGATAAGTTTGATGGCAAGATTATTTTATTTAAAAACAGGGATTATTATTTTTCAAATGATTTTAATTCAAAACAAAATCTTAATAAATGGTTAAATCGGGTCTCTCGGGACGAGGCGAAAGATTACATTCGTGGTTATCTTTCGCAGAGAAAGTTGCAAAAAAATCTAAAATACGCCCTTTGTCAGGTTGAATTGCGTTCTTTGATGTTGCCTGGCATGGTTTACTTGAATAAACTTTTTGGAAATTATTATAAGGAATGTCAGGCCCTGGGATTAAGTGCGCGTTTTGTCGGCGGTAAACTCAGTGACACTCCCAGGAGTTTTTTGCCTCATCACGGGATTTACTGTGACAGCCGAGAACAACAACCTTTGAAATTTAACATTAAGTCTATATTGCAAGGATTGACCTTCGGGGATTATCGCCTGAACGATGACGAATTTACTCAAAATTGTTGTATTGAACGCAAGGCTTTGACTGATTTATTTGGCACATTATCAACAGGTTATGAACGTTTTTGCCGAGAAATTGAGCGTGCCCAGGCCGCTGGATTTTACCTGGTGGTCGTGGTCGAAAGTTCCATGCAATCTATCAATGATCATATCAAGATGCTCAGAAGTAAATTTGTCTATATTTCTCCTGAATATGTCTTCCATAATCTTAGAGCCATCTGTCAGAACTACGATAACGTTCAATTTCTCTTTGTGAACGACCGAGCAGAAGCCGTTGAAGCTATTGAGCGCATCTTTCAATCCAATGGAGAGTTCAAGAGGGTTGATTTGCAATTCTGTTATGATACGGGAAAATTAATTTAGAGATTGTGGTAAATAAAAATAAAATATATCATGCAGGAGATTTGGAAAAATATTAAAGGCTACGAAGGACATTATCAAGTATCAAATACTGGCAAAGTTAAATCTTTGGAACGTACTGAGATTTGTGGCGGTCGCGCCAAACAAAGAATTAGACGAGAAAGAATTTTAAAACCTGGGAAAGATTCAGATGGTTATTTAAAAGTAATTTTATGTTTACATGGAAAACCCAATGGTAAAACAGTTCATAGACTCGTTTTAGAGACATTTTTTCCTGAAACTCAACCATCTATTAATCATAAAGATGGAAATAAAGCGAATAATAACATCAATAATTTAGAATGGTGTTCAGTTTCTTATAATGTAATTCATGCTTATGATAATGGTTTACACCCAATCGGCGAACAACATTATAAGGCAAAACTAAAAAATGAAGATGTGACAATTATTAAAAATTTACTTTTTGATGGTTCTCGTCATTCAACAATTGCCAGAAAATTTAATGTGAGTATTTCTACCATTCAAGATATTTTAAAAGGAAGGAGTTGGAAACGTCATGTGGCACAGTCCTACGAAGTATAGTAAAGAAGTCCTAGATTTCAACATTGAGGCCAAGGCTCTCAAGGGGGAATTGGACGACATACAAGCCAAGATTACCCTGGCCAAGTTCCTTTATCGCAACCTGGGTATTACCACCAATTTCTTGACGGGAATTGATCTTTACCCTGATCAAATTATCACTATTAAAGGAATGCTTCAAAGCAATTATACCTTGTGTGTTTGGGGGCGCGGCGTATCAAAATCGGTAAGTTATTCTAATACATGGGTTATTGATCAAGAAAAAGGTCTGCTACTTCTTAAAGACCTTTTCCCTAATTTAGACTTTTCAAAAGATCAAGAGGTTAATATTCCAACTAGAAAATTCTGGAACGGTTCTGGATGGCAGGCAACATCTAAACTATTTATTCAACCCAAAAAAGATTCTTTAAGAATTAAAACCAAACGAGGCTATAGTTTAGAGGGGGCCAAAACTCATATTATAAAAGTTTGGGATAAAACTCAATGCAAAGTGGTTTGGAAAAAATATCCAGAAATTACCAAAGACGATTATATTTGTATTAATAGAAATCGTCAGAATGAATGGGGAGAAGCAACCGATGCAAATGAATCTTATTTAATTGGTTTAATATTGGGAGACGGTTGTATTTCTTCCCACAACCCCTCAACAGAAATTACTACGGCAGATGAAGAAATATCTGATTTTTGTCTAAAATATGGGGCGAATATTCATCTTAAAAAAAATACAAGGGCATGGGATTTATATTTTCCCAAAGACATAATTGATAAATTTCTTGGAAAATATCAAGTAAAACGCGGACTTTCATATGATAAAATAATCCCTCAAACAATATTTTCTTCAAAACAAATGCTAAAGGCTTGTCTTCAAGGTTTGTTTGACACGGATGGATGCGTTACTTCGTCGCAGTTGACTGTGGAATATTGTTCCACCTCCATTGAAATGGCAAGACAGGTTCATTTCGCCCTTTTAACTTTTGGAATTGTTTCCCATTTAATGGAATATAAAATCCCATCACCATTTGGCCATGCATGGAAAGTTATCATTACTGGTCAAGATTGCCGAATATTTTCGGAACAAATTGGTTTTCGTCTCTCACGAAAACAGAATATTTTAAATCAGCATCTTTTAAATGGCAATTATAATACCAACATAGATGTTATCCCAGGTCTTAAAGAATACTGCCAACGAGAAATTAAGTCTAAGGCTCGTCTTCCAAAAATCTTATCTGATGAATGGCGTAACAAAATTCGCCGTAAAGACAATCAACTAAATCTAACTTATGATACTTTAGACTCTTATTTAGAGTTCTTCGTTCGGGCTGGTATCACAGGAGAACATATAGAAAATCTTAAATCTATTAAAAACGAACATTTCTTTTTTGATCAGGTAGAATCAATTGAAGATATTGGTGGTCGGGATTGTTTGGATTTTAATATTCCAGATGGAGAAATGTATTGGTCAAATGGTTTTATCTCTCATAATACCTGGACGGCGGCAGTCTATTGCATCTTGCAGATGATCTTCTTTCCCAAGTCGTCTATATTAATTGCTGGCCCCACCTTCCGTACAGCCCGTTTCATTTTTAACCATATTGAAAAGATTGTCAATCAACCTGAAGCTCAGATGTTGGCCGCCGCTTTTAATGTTGATTTTAAGGTACGTCGTAATGACGAGTTCCGTTGGAGTATCAATGGTGGGGAAATTGTGGCCATTCCCCTAAACGGCGAAAAGATTCGTGGTTTCCGCGCCAACGTACTTCTGATTGACGAGTTTCTTTTGATGTCTGAGGATTTGGTGGAAAAAGTCTTAATTCCTTATCTTGTATCACCCACTTCGGCTGAGGTTAAACGTCGTAAGCAAATTCGTGACAAGGAAAGTGACTTGATTCAGAGGGGAATCATCACCGAAACGGAACGCACCAAATTTACTGGCAATGCCAAACTAATAGCCCTGTCATCAGCCAGTTATACCTGTGAATATTTGTACAAAAAGTACGACGATTACGTAAAAAAAATTTACAGCCCCGACTTGCCTGACGAAGGGGCCAAGTACTTTGTATCACAGTTATCCTGGGATGCCATTCCAGAGGATCGTATGGATAAAAGTATCATTGAAATGGCCCAGACTAACGAGTCTAATATGGCCACTTTCAAACGAGAATACTGTGCCCAATTTTTGGACGGCTCCGACAGTTACTTTTCCATGCAAAAAATGATTGCATGTACTGTGCCAGATGGGGAAAAACCCACATTACTTGTGCGTGGTAAACGGGATAAAAAATACATTTTGGCCATTGACCCCGACTTTTCAAACTCACCAACGGGTGACGATTTTGCCATGTGCGTAGTGGAATTGGATGATAACGGCAAAGGGGGAACCGTGGCTCATACTTATGCCGAATCAGGAAAAGACTTGAAAGATCACATTCGTTATTTGCATTATATCCTGACCAACTTCGGCATTGATATGATTATTATTGACTATGCTGGTTATCAATTTATTGAAGCTGCCAATGAGAGTCAATTGTTCCGTGATGCCAATATGAATTTGAGTATTTTTGATTTTACTTCTGAGAAAGACGGGGAAGAATACAATGAAGAATTGCGCAAGGCCCGCAATTCATACAACAAGCAGATTGGACGCATAGTTTTCAATCAATACTTCACGAGCGACTTTATTCGCAAGGCCAACGAATGGTTGCAGGGATGTTTTGATTACAAACGTCTTTGGTTCGGCGGCAGTATCAAGGGATGTCCAGAAGTGTTTAATGAGATTGCTTCTTTGCCAATTGATTTCAAACAAGTTTTTGCAAACAAAGATTTGGACGATAAAAATGAAACCCCCATGGGTTATATGATTGATCGTCAGGAAATTTTATGCAAACAAACAAAATATCAGTGTGCCTCCATTGAAGTAAAGACTTCCCAGCGCGGAGTTCAGAGTTTTGATCTTCCCCTGGTGATGAAACGGGATAATACGGCAAGTAGAATGCGACGAGATAGTTATACCGCATGTATGTTGGCAGCTTGGTGTATGAAGTCATATAACGATATCATGGCCTTCCAACCCACGAGTTTAGAAACATTTGAACCCATGATGATTTGAAATGAGTGTAATACAAATATAGGTTTATGGACAGCAGCATACGCATCAGACAACTTAATCAGGCCGATCTATCTGGATTTATTGGGGGAGTCATTAATCCCATCCTTCAGAGCAACGGTATAGGGTTCAGTGGAAAGACTCTCTCTCCAACTGGGTCGGGGTCTTTTGCGCTTGGGTCTCCATTATTGCCTTTCAGCCAGGTTGCCACAAACAGTCTATTTCTTCCATCTGGCAGTGGTATTTTCTTTGGCCCAAATGTTTTTTTGACTTCAACCGTCAGTGGTAATACAGCATACCTTAACATCAATGGTTATCTCATTTCATCTACGGCCCAGGGATTATCAATTATCGGCCCACAGGGACCAGTGGGAGCAACAGGACCAGTGGGGGCAACGGGACGCAGCATTACAGGAGCATACGCCCTTAACGGCAATATGGTCCTGCAATACTCGGATGCCACGCAAAGCAATCCAATTTCACTTCCGTCAGGTGCCACGGGAGTAATGGGACCAACAGGAGCTTCACTATCCCGTTTTAATCAAAGCGGCAATTATGTTCAGCCCGTGTTTTCAAATGGAACGAGCGGAACATTCATTCTTTTAGCAAGCGGGGCGCAGGGACAACAGGGCGTGGCTGGGGGTATTTTTATTGATTGTAGTCAGATTACTGGCGTGATGGAGCATCAAATTGCCCCCGCCATTGACATTTATAACGTCAATCCCAGTACAAACATAAATCCTGATTTAAATTTCATCAAAGGCATGAGATATACCATTGGTCAAAGTGGTTTAAATCTCAGTACCGTCACTGTTTCTGGAACACCTTATAATACCAATTTCTTTATTGATGAATATGGTACGACTGGTTATCTTCGTTTTACTGTTTGGGGTATTGCTGTTCCAGATTCCACATATACGGGTCGGGTTGTCTATCCAGAAGTAAGTTTTAATCCAATAAACTATATTGATGATAGTTCTGTTTTGCAGAATATTGTTGAAGACCCATACAAACGTTCGATTTCATTCAATATCTCTTTGGGGGCCAGTTCGGCATACTATTATGGTTTTGCCCGATATAATCTTAATGGCCAACTTTTTGGGACTAACGGAGAACAAACCTATGGTGGTGTGGTTCTTGGTAATTTATATTGTGATTACTTTGGTCCAGTGGGTCCAGCAGGACCAGCAGGAACAATGGGTGTTCCTGGCCCACAAGGAGACATTGGACCAGCGGGTAACGGAGGAAACCCTGGGGTTGGCATCACAGGAGCCACTAGTAATGGGTCGCAAATGCAATTGTTTTACTCTGATGGTTCGACCAGTCCTTTATTGACATTACCAATGGGTGGTGCAGTGGGGCCAATGGGTCCTACGGGTCCGATGGGACTTACTGGACCACAAGGTCCAAATGGTGTGGCGGGTCAGGCTGGCGCGCCAGGTTTTGCAGATACATATGTATGTTATTTTGCCACTAATACCATTAATGCCACATCGGGTATTTCCCCATCACTAAACAAAATGTCTAATGGTAGCAGTACATGGACATATTGTACTGGAAATCAAATGTATTTTCAAGGTGGGGACGCCATTCAATTTCAACATAATGATCTCATTGGTAAGGCTTATTCTCCCTGGCAAAGTGTTATTATTGCGGATAATGACTATCCTGGTGCAAGATATTTTTATTCCTTTGTTGAATCTTTTAATGCAACCGCTGGAAGTATAAGTTTACTTGTACAAAACACTCCTTATGCTCCCGTGGGATTAAATGGTTCTTATATGTATTGGAATCAATTTAACAGTATTGCCATGAACTTGGGTGGTCTTGGTTCTCCTGGACCCGCTGGTCCCATTGGCCCACAAGGAATACAGGGTCCAGCCAGTAATCCAAACCCAATATTTACCATGAGTCCCTCTATCAATGTAAGCTCTCAAACCTCAAATACCGTAAATATTAATGGTAATACCTACAGTGCCTGGGTGCTTACTTTTAACAATTATGGCAATACGGTTAATTTTTTGTCTGCTGATTTTGCCGTTGGTGAAACAGTGCAACTCAATATAACTAACAATTCATCATATTCCAATACGGAATATCCTTTGATGGCTTGGACTATTGACGGAAATCCTGGAATTCATTTTCCCTATGGTGTGTCTGCGCCCGCACCAGAACCAAATACAACATCAATCTACACATTTGTAAGATACCCAAACGATCCTATCGACGATTCTCCACGAATTTATTGTACATATACTTTGAATTATTCATAATAGGTAGATTATGGCACGCAAAAAACTAACAATCGCCAAGGGTGATGATGGTCAAGGAAACTTGACAAATCTCAAACCAACTAAAAAAGTTGAAAAGATGGAATTAACCCAACCATACATGGAATCAATCGCCAGTGACTTTCAAGGCGACCAACATAACCATGACACACGCCGCAATGTGGCGGGTATCATCGAACGCACGAATCGCTTTGCCAACATTGACAATGGACTTGTGCCTTTTCGTTATTCAAGCTCGATTTATGGGGCCAACCGTTCTTCAATTGATGTTCGTGATGCCGTAGTTTTGTGTCAGAAGTGTTATTACAATTTTGCGTTGTTCCGAAATGTCATTGATTTGATGACGGAATTCTCGGTTGGACGTTTAATTTTGCGCGGGGGTAGTCAACAATCCAGGGATTTTTTCCATGCTTTATGGAGAAAAATTAACATGGAAGATTTTCAAGAAAGATGGTATCGGGAGTATTATCGCTCAGGAAACGTATTTACCTATCGTTTCGATGCGATCATCAAGCCTGCTGATGTTCAAAAGATCATCCAAGCCTTCGCCGCCGAAAATAATTATGACGCTGGACAACAAAAAGCAGCCAGTTACATTGCCGAGGACACTATTGTCATTAAACCCGACAAGTTGACCATTGAACCCTTTTCCATTCCCGCCCGTTATCTCATTTTGAACCCTGCCGATATTCAAATGATGTCAACCTTGAATTTTGCATATGGCATCTACTTCAAAATATTAACCGATTATGAAATAGCTCGTCTTCGTAATCCCGTCACTGAGGAAGACATCGCCGTCTTCAAAGACTTGCCAGATCAAGTTCAAAAACAGATCAAAACAGGTAGTCGGGTGGTTGCCATTCCATTGGACCCAACGAAGGTATCCATGGTCTTTTATAAAAAGCAAGACTATGAACCTTTCGCCGTACCAATGGGTTATCCCGTTTTGGAAGATATTGATGCAAAAGCAGAAATGAAGAAAATTGACATGGCCGTCGCACGAACCATGCAACAAATCATTCTTTTAGTGACCAGTGGTACTGAACCTGTAAAGGGCGGCGTTAATCAGAAGTATGTTGATTCTTTGCGTAAACTATTTGCCAATCAATCAGTCGGGCGCGTTCTTATTGCTGATTATACCACGAAGGCTGAATTCAAAGTTCCAGCAATTGCCGAATTGCTTGACCCAAAGAAATACGAAATTATCAATGATGATATTAACATTGGTTTGAACAACGTTTTTGCTGGTGGGGATAAATTTGCCAACCAACAACAGAAGGTTGAACTATTTATCGCCCGTTTGGAACGGGGCCGCCGATCTTTCATCAACAACTTTTTATTGCCAGAAATGCGTCGGATTGCCAAGTCATTGAATTTCAAAAACTATCCCGAAATTACCTACGAAGACATAAAACTCAAGGATGACTCAACCATGAACAGGATTTATGGTCGTTTGATTGAAGTCGGAGTGCTGACTCCCGAGCAAGGATTCAAGGCCCTCACCAATGGTATTCTTCCCGACCCCACACTGATGCAACAAGAGCAGGAAGATTATAAAACAGATCGGGATAATGGTTTATATGTGCCGCTGGTAGGCGGGGCTGGTGTGGGAGCGGGTTCAACGGATGACCCTGGAAGTCCAGGAGGGGCAACGGGTCCACAATCAGTGCCTAAAACTGTTGGCCCAATCGGAAGCAAAGCCTCGATTGACGAAACAAAATTCAGTATGGTCAAAGTACGTGATTATTTGGCGCTTGCTCAAGACCTTGATAAAGCTGTCATGGAACACTTGCGTAAAACTCATGGAATTAAAGCCAAACGTCTGACGAAACTTCAACGAGAAGTTGCAGATAGTATGGTCGAATTAATTATTGCAAACGAAACTCCTGATAAGTGGATTGAAACATCTGCTAGTTACGTGGAATCGCCCGAAGACAAGAATCACAAGCGAGTGTTGGAAGTAAACAAAATTGCCACAATCCATCAACTCGACAACTTCTTGGCTGGTATTCTACTTGCCAGCAAAATAGAAGCAAATGGGTAATCAATTTAGTTTTTATCAGTATGACGGTCTTGTACCTGGTGCTACAACGATAACGCCCTTTGCTTATACGGGGGCAAATGGAAATCGTGTAGTTGTTTGGAGCGGGGTGGTCACTCCTGTTACGGCCCCCTACTACAATAGTTTCATTGGTTATTATATCACGCCTTCTCTATTGGAAGGTGGAGTGGCTGGTTTTCTTTGGGAATTATTTAATGATTCTTCCACATATCCTTCAACTTTTAAGGCAAAAATTAGTGGAGAAGCAAATTCCAGTAATCTTCATCAAGTTTCTTTTAATAATAATATCTATGGATTTTTGTATCCTCTGCTTAAAGAATCAGGACAAATGGGTATTAATCTATCAGGGGAAGTAAAACAAGATAACAATCAGAGTCCATTTGCCTTTTCATATTCGGGCATTATTCCTTCTGGAACGAAAGACTTCCCCGTTAATGCAGTTAATTATTCTGGTCAAACCATCTCTGGAGCGAAGGATTTTTTTGCTATTGGAAACTTTATCTCGGGATCAATTATAAGCAACAATAATGATCGTCCCGTTTATGTCATAAACTTTTCAGGCAGCATAAATCATAATAATCGTGATGTTGGAGACATGAGTTGTAATTTTAATTCGGTTTCTTATTCACTTTATGTGGTGAACGCTATTATAATCAGTACAGGAGACACTACAAATATGAACACTCAATTTTCAACTGTTAAATACGAATATCATCCTTAATTTATGCACGCACAAGTAAAATATTCGCTGCACGGGGCGTTCAAATTCGACCTGTACAGCGGAACAACCATGGTTTCAACGACTGATTGGTTTGATAATTTCATTACTCATACTGGTTTATCTTATCCAACAATTTATCCGTTCGCCGATTGTTTTCGTTTCCTTTCTTTGGGTGGAAGCGAGGGTAATAACGTGCCTAATTCTGGTTATATTGCTGGTTCAGGTCAATATGCCACAACGGGTCTTGCATATCCAATTACTGGTTATGGAACCTCAGAAGGTTATTCACAGACTCCACAATATATTGGATGGCAGGGATATGCCATCGGAAGTACGAATCAATCCTCCGTGTGTGGGACTAATTTAGACGAACGAGGCCTTTCATTATATCGGGGCTGGACAATTCCCACGGGAGACGTTGGTTGTACAATGAATCAAGGTTCAAATGGTTTGCAAATCGGAGAGTTTATGGTCTCCCCTTCCTCTGGCTCAGACCCATCTGGACAATTTGCGTTCAGTCGTATTACTCGCTCTCTTTCAATTCCAAATGGTTACAAAGCCACTATCAGCTATCAACTGAGAATCGTTTTTCAAAATACAGGACTAACCCTGTTGCCTTCGGGGTCTTTCCAAACAGGAAATGCTGATATTTCCGAGGATTTTGATTTGGTTTCTGGATGGAATTCTCTTTCTGGATACTATCGTCAAGTTTGTCCGTCTTTGTGTGTTGTAGATGCTTGGGGAGCCTCATATACTCCAGCCTGGGGTAATTTAATGGAGCCATGCAATAAAGATTTATCAGCCATGACGTTTTATCTTTCTCCTGATAATGCCCAATTTGATGTAAATAATGTTGATGGATATGGACAATCAAATATAGATTTGGCTTATACTTCTGATGGTTTAATGCAACAGGTGGCTTTATCTGATATTAGTTTCCCTCCAACAGCACATGGTGTTAATCCTGGAAATCCGCCTTCAAATCCAGCGACTTGGTATCAAAATCCGACGTTGGGGACACCTGCTAATGATGTTCCTTCTTTAGTAGCATCAAACACAAGATTAACCAATATACGTTTAGGAAGTGCATTAAACGGACTGGTTACTCCTTTATTGTCTAATTATTTTAATGCTCCTGTAATGTCTCCTGCAACTTTTAATTATCAATCAGAAGAAGATTCAACCGTTCAACCAATTAGTTATGCTTCTCCTGGTATCTTGAATTTCAAAAAAGGAATTGCTAATTATGGACAGCAAGCTGTTTTTTCTTCAACCGTATTTGCATTACCAGCCATTAATCCAACTGGACGGGCAAAAAAAAGAACTTGCCGAACAACTTTCGCGCCAATTTCCAGTCTGGGTTATAATACTAGATTTGGTTCATTGGTAGCCGCATACAATACAGATGATACACAGACCCCGCCAAAATTAATTACTTTTCCAATTATTGACTGTCTGTTTTTTGATACTGCTGGTCGTTCAACCATGCAACACTATCGCCAAATTAGCGGTATCTATTTGACAAATCGTGGTACTGGCGTTGCAGATGCGTACTTTACTATTCAACCAACGGGCGATACAAATATTCAACGTTTCTTAACCTGCAAAACAATGCAGGGCGCGATTTCTTCCAACGGTACAATTGTGGATAATGGTTTCTTTTCTCTCAATGGTGGACTGAACAGCGGATATTGGTTGGACGGTGTTAATACACCAACTACTGGTAATAGTACTTTCGGGGCGGCTTATGGTTGTTCTGGATGGGGTGCTGTTATCGGGGTTGTAGGACCGACAAATGGAGCAGACTATACTGGATTGCCTTATGATCTTGGATTAGCTGATCACAACGTTTCTATGTACGGAGGGGGACTAATGGTCACGGCATTTAATCCTGATCCTAATCCCCTTATAAATGGAAGTGCTCCAATTATGGGCGCACCATCTAATTCTTCTAATTTATACTGGCCAGCACCAGTGCAAAGTAATATTTTAACTCTTTCCGTAACGAATGTTTCTTACTATTCTAGCCAATCATGCTTTAGTCCTAATACGACTCCTTTAACAGGTATTCCTGGAGTCGTAGGGCAACCAGGATATAACTGGATAGGTAATCCATGTCATTTCTGTCCTCCAACAGGATATATTTCTCATTACGACGGAATTGGCGGAACAGGGTATCGTTTATTACCGAATTGCGGGTATCCGAATAATGACATCAGTGATACATATTTGCCAACAACAGGCGGTCAATATCCCGCGTTAAGTCGTGATAATGGTTTGGATTTGTACTTGGACATAATGTGGACTGCACCATGCGGTGGCAGTGCAACAAAAAACTGTATTGATGTTCCATTAGTGGCCAGTAATATTACATACTAATATGTTTTTACAGAAAAATATTGGCGTCAAGGGTAAGTTTAAATTTCAAGTTTTTAACGAGAGCAGTTTGTGTTATGAGACTGAAAAAGAGAACTTTATTACTTCAACAGGATTAAGCTATCCATCTCAATACGCTTTTGCAGATTGTTTTCGTTTTGTTTCTCTTGGAATAGGGACGACACCAAATACTGTGGTGGGTTTAGGAACAACGGGTTTATCCACTGGTGTATCTTCATTTTCTTATATTGGTGGGTATGATTGCAGTCAAGACCAAAATGGTTATTATGCCTCTCAATATTGTGGATTTGAAGAAGAGGGTAATATAGTATCATTAAGTCGGGGATGGCGCGTACCAACAACGGGGACATTCGACTCTGACTATACTTTTCAAGAATTTATGGTTAGTCCTGGATACCCAGGAGTAAAAGCCATCGCTGGCGATGTAGCCTGTGGTTGTGGCGATTCTAACACTGATGGAAATGTTGGAACAGATGGTTCTCCCGTAGCTCAGAGTGCTTCTAATCCTTATACAATTTCTATCTGTTCTGGTTATCATGCTTTTGCACGAGTATTAGTGCCCATCTCAGTCAATCAAAGTAATTACATCGTTGTCTCTTATAAACTGGAATTATCATTTGATTCTGGTGTTCAAACTTTCAATATCCCGATTGATCTTGAGGATTCTCCATCAACGAATTTTTCAGGTCATCTTACTGGTCGGGCCAATCAAGTGCATCATGGTTTAAAATTGGTTTGGGATGAAAAGACTTATGATGGAGGTAGTCAACAGAATATTGATGGTGATTTTTATGGAGAATCTTTTGTTGGTCCTTGGGGGGCGCCGATGGAACCGAGTTGTCCAGCTTCGAGTACGTCACCGTCTTTTGGCAATTTGACTGCATTTGTCAGTACAGATAATATTCAATTTCTCGTTAATAGAGAAGAAGGGGGGAATGTTTCGGATAAATCTTCGGCAGCGGCGAATGGATTAGGATTAATGGACTGGCATCCGACACCAACAGAAGAAAATGGAGGCGCATTCCTAGGAAATTTTTACGCTGTTCGTCAAGGTGGAGGAGGCAATAGTTATTATCCTCTTGATACTGATTATACTCTAAATACCACATCGGATCAATTAACATCAGATCAACAAAATTTTATTGTAAACGCCAAACAGTGCGATAGTGTAAGTAAATTACCAATGAACAACTTTACACCAAGTGATAGAAGTAGATCAATAAATTTTTCTTTTCAATTTAATGGAATTAATTGGGCGGATGGCACAAACGTGTCATTTGTCAATAATCCTATTAGAGCTTTAACCCTTTCATATTATGATTCAAACTCTAATTATATTCCTTTTTACGATATTATTTTTGCTGATTTGATTGGACTTTATCCATCAATCAACACTTCCGCAGGAACGTATCAATTGCCTAATGAATCTTATTCGGATTTTCAACCTCCTACGGGATATTTTTATGGTCAGGATGGAGGAACGCTCACCGTAGGTTTTCTCACTACTTGGTCTTCTCCCTGCGACCCAAGTGTAATTGGTTGCCCAAGTTGATTTTTGATGTATCAATCAAGAATTTCCAAAAAAAGCAAAAAATGTGTAAAACAATTAAGATGAAGAATTTCCCATATACCACATCATTTTCTTCGACGGTCAGATGCATGACCTCGAATGAAAAGGATAAGTATCTTTCTTTGGCTTCTTTGACAACTTTACGTCAATTTATTCCCAATATTGATACTGCCAGCAATGCTGATTTACTTCCCGTTTCTTTTAATGCCTGTGTGGTTAATAGAGTCAATCGTAATACCGATGTCATTGATACGGCGACGGCTTTGGGAATGTACAAAAATTTTGTCAACAAACCAATTAATGTCGAACATTCTCGACAGAAGAATATTGGTGTTATTCTTTCGGCGGGTTTTAGTGAATTTGGTTCCGATAAACCATTAAGTGAATTAGAAGTCTCCAAGATGGATGGGCCGTTTAATATAACATTGGGAGGGGTAATCTGGAAGATAGTTTCTCCTGATTTGGCCGATTTAATTGAGGAAGCCAGCGACCCGACCTCTCAAAACTATATGTCTGTTTCAGCCAGTTGGGAACTTGGTTTTACGGGTTATCGTATTGCTCTTTTGGAGGGTGGAAAGAAAAATCTTAGTGATGCTTCAAAAATTTTGACGGATGAAAAAGAAGTTGAAGCCGCTCAGAATAACCTGATTTCATTGGGTGGAACGGGTAAATTTCAAGATATGTTTGCTTATCGAATGCCGTCTTATGATGTACTTCCTCTTGGTATTGGATTTACTGAAAAACCAGCCGCCGAAGTAAAAGGCGTTGCCACAAAAGCCAAAGAAAAAGTGGGTATTGTCGAAAAACCAGCCATCGGTCGTCCATCTGAAAATGATGATGTGGAAAAACCCGCAATTATTCCCGTTTCTCCTGTTAAAAATGAAGTTGGCATTGTCGAAAAACCAGCCATCGGACGCCCTTCTCAAGAAGCAGGATTAGCTTCTATGACCGAAGAACAAAATAAAATTTCCCGAACATCACAATTAAATGTAAATCAAGAAAGAAGATTAACTACTATGAAATTCACGTCCATCAAAGACATCACTGATGAAAATTTGAAGCAGGCTAATGCGTCCGTTGTCGCCGAGTTTATTGAGTCCGAGCTTACCAAAAGTAGCAAGACGTGGGAAATTCAAAAGGATGCACTTAATACTCAAGTTGCAGAAGCGACTCGTCAGTCGCAAGAAGCTATAGCGAATCTTATCAAGGTTCAGGGGGAAATGACCGAAGTTAAAAAGCAACTTGATTCTCTTGCGAAAGAAAAGGCAAACCGCGAAGCTGTTGATAAGTTCAATGCCCGCATGACTCAAGTAGTTGCAAGTTTCGATCTTTCTGACGACGTTCGTGAAGCTTTGGTTGAAGAAATCAAAGACTTGAAGGATGATGCCTCCTTTGAGAAGTGGTTCTCCAAAGCAAAAGTTATTTTGAAGGGCTATGCCAAGAAAGCTGCTCCCAAGAAAGATGACGGCAAAGACGGAAAAGACGGCAAAGACGGCAAAGACGGAAAAGATGACAAAGACCAGGATGCCGATGCTGATGACATGGGCAATGACGCCGAAGCCAAAAAGAAAAAGAAGGATGCCAAAGCCGCCAAAGCCGCCGAAGCAATTGCCGCCGTTGAAAATGCTTTGGATGATGCCGATACTTCCAAGGGCGGTCTACCAAATGGTGGAGCTTCCGAGAAACCAACATTGAGGCAGCTTGCCGCTCAAGCTTTTGCACACGAAAACATTATCGTCAACCGATAATACAAACAAAACAAATTTTAGGATAAAACTATGCCAACACTAAGACCATTCAGAGATTATGATGAAAAAGATGTTCTCAATTTCTTTGCCTACTCAGGTAACGTAATTGATTCAAACTATCTTATTTTAGCAAACAAAGGAACTATCTGTACCATTACTGGTATTGGTTTTACTCCTTCAGTCAACGAGCCAATCCAGATGCTCGGTAACTTTGGTTCATTTAGCGTCAACAACTTTGTTGCTCAACGTTATGGTGCTACTGCTTTCGTAACAGCCGCCAACCCAGGAACAATTCCTGTCGGCATGACGTTGTTTGATGTTCGCGAATTGGATGAAAATCAATTGCCTCTCAAATACAACCCCCGCAAAGCTGCTGAAATGGAAGTCGTTATTTCTGGTCAGGTTGTTCCTCTCGTCACTCGTGGTACATTCATGTACAGCGGTATCCGTGTCTCAGGTAGTGTCCCTGTTACTGCGGGTGCCCCTGCTTATTTGGGTTACAACGGTGAAATCGCAACCTCTGGTTCTACTGTTATTGGTAAGTTTTTGGGAACGACTGGTGCTTATAGTACGGGTCTTTTCACCGCTTCCGATCAGAGTGCTATCGCTCTTGTCTGGTTGAACTTGCAATAATCTGTATTTAATAAAACACAAAAGGAAAAAATAATTTATGCAAATCAAACTAAAGAATACTCAGGAGCAGGTTGAATTGATTAAGGCCATCGCCTCAAAGGACACTTCAATCGCCCGTCAGGCCACCGAAGCTGTTGCGGCTTTTCTTGGACCAGTCATCCATGAAGTCTTGATGACCGCTGGTACTGTTTCCAAGATTTACAACGATGTTCCTTATGACGAGGATAGTGACCCATCCATCCCATTGGATTTGTTCTACAATGAAACCTCTGGTTACATTACCGTCTGGTCTCAGAACATGGCTGGTGGTATGCCAACTTCACAGATTGAAGGCGTTAAGGAACTCAAGTTCGGTTCCTACCGCATTGACTCTGGTGTTTCTTTCAACAAAAAATATGCTCGCAAGAGCCGCTTGGATGTCATTTCCAAGGCTATTGAACGCATGGTCAACGAAGTTTTGATTAAGCAGGAACGTAACGGTTGGGCCGTTGTTCTAAAAGCTCTTGCTGAAGCCAAGACAGCCAACGTTGCTTATGGTCAATTGGGCCACATCATCAACGCTACATCTGCTGGAAATTTCTTGCTTGCTGACTTGAACGCTCTCTTGGTTCGTATCAAGCGGATCAACGAATCCTACTCTGGTAACACGGCTGTTCAGCCCTACACCAACGGAATTACGGAAATGTATATTTCCCCTGAAATTAAGCAGGCTATCCGTGCATTTGCTTACAATCCAATCAATACCTCATCATCTGATTCTAGTGCCGTCGGCGGTATCCGTGGTCAGTTCTTGTCTGAGAATCTCCGAGATGAGATTTACAAGAATGCTGGGTTGCAGAACATCTATGGTGTCAATTTGATCGAGTTGATCGAATTCGGTGTCAATCAGAAGTATAATGCGTTGTTCAGCTTGTTCTATAACAACGCTGGTGGGTCCTTTACTCCTGCTACACAACAGATTGCTGTTGGTATTGACAATACTCGCGGTGCTTTCCTTCGCCCAGTTGCTCGTCAGTCTGAATCGGGTGGTACTTTCAGTGTCATTCCTGATGGTCAGTATGACATGTACGGTAGCCGAGTTGAGAAGGTTGGCTTCTACGGATTCCTTGATGAATCTCGTGTTTGTTTGGATGCCCGCGCGGTCGCTGGAATAGTAGTTTGAAATTAGTTTTACTAATCATAGCCCCACAGAAATGTGGGGTTTTTTTATTCACATGAGTTTAATCTTGTGTAATATATGTCAATATGAGCGATACAATTCAATTTACATCAACGGTATCTTTAACAGCAACCCAGTCGGGCCAGTTGGGTGTTAATAATAACAACCCCCAATTTACATTGGACGTTTTTGGCTCAGCAAATGTTAGTGCAAACGAAAATGTTTCTGGAGCTTTGACTGTTGGAGGAGGAATCATTAATGCTGGTAGTTATATTAATCCCCCACTAATTTTGACTGGTGGCGTAAGTGGTAATGTTGGCGGATATTCTTATGTGGTAAGTAGCGGTATTGCTGCAAACACTGGATATTTTCCAAATATTGCAACAACTGTTGGTCAAGAAATTTGTATGACAAACAAGGGTGGAACATTGCAAGTGACAGGTATTAGTCCAGGAAATCAATTCTTTAATACAGGAATAATTACAAATGGTTTCAATGTAATATCAGGAACCACCCGTTTCTTCTTTAATGACGGTACTCACTGGAACGTCCAATAAAAAAGTTTTGAAAAATAAACCTCACAGAAATGTGAGGTTTTTTATTATTTATATCTAAAATCCATATAATAATATATGAAAGCAAAAAAACAGGCAATAGAATGTCACGGCAAAGTTGAAAATTTTGAAGCCACTACTTTGGAACAAGTTTGGGCTGGCAACAATGAACTTTCTCGTTACGGTACAACTGACGCCTCTGTTTACGAAGAACGGTTGAACAACATGACTCGTGTTGATCTTGAACATGAGGCGCGTATGAAAGGCAGTATTATCGTTGCCGAAACAACGCGTATCAAGGATCGTTTGATGGCTGATTTCCGTTCTTATGTTTCTCTTTTGAGAAAACCAGTATCTCAGGCTGTTACAATGCGGGCTGATCATGCCATGCAAGCTGCCGCCCTGAAAGTTTTGTCCGAAGGACGTTAACTACTGCCATGAAAGCGTGTAATTCATGGTATGTCACAGGAAAGTCTTGTACGGCTAAAGCAGATTAATAATCCAGAACTCTCTGGATATATCCTGAGTGTTGTTACACAGGGCAGTCAAGCTGCTGGGCTACAATATTTTCGACTCAGCAGCCCATCTGCTGGAACGTTCTTATACGATTCTACCAATAATTTCTACGAGCAGGGATTTCAATTTGGTTATCCTTCAAATATCTTTCTTATAGATTTTTATGGTACGAGTAATATTGCTCCTGTTCCATATGGAAAACCATATATTTACGGATTTGACATCTACGGTGGAGCAATTTTTTCAAGTGGTAATCGGGTAATTACCACTGTTGACACGGGAAATTTTATTTCCTATGGACAATTGTTACGTACGAGTGGCAGTCTTGTCAATACCCTTTTAAAGTACTGTTACCCTAATTTACCGACGAGTGTTACCAACGGAAATATTGAAAATACTTTTCTTCCCTATGGAATTGATCTTAATAATGAGTGGTTGATTGGCGACGATACAATTCCTTCTATTGACTGGCAAAATAGAGTATTGTCGGGTGACTGGAATGTCCAGTCTCTTACAATTGGTGGACAGCCCGTTACAACTGGTGGACAAAATATCACTGGTGATTTTATTACAACGGGACAAACGGGAATTTTCGCACCAGAAAATATTGGTCTACCAACTGTGGGATACTATGGTTCTCAGTCTAATGGTTCGACCGCGGGACTCACCGCTGGTCTTCGTCACGAAGATGCCCTTGATCAGATTGATTTGATTTTGGGACTATTGGCTCCTGCGAAACCATTAAATCTTTCTCAATCAACGTTTTTGCTAACGGGCAGAACTTACTCGGCATACATGCAGGGCTCAAATACTTTAGTTAGTAATGTTGTGAATAATTTCCGTTTTACGGGATATGCGACGGGTTTCTATAATGGCGCAGCGGGCACACTATCGGGTTTCATTAATGGAATTTTGACGGGGCAGGATATTCTGACTACTGGAAATGATGTCGGTAATTATACGGGCCTGACTATTACTACTGATGCTGATTATTGGGGTGGAACATTTGGTAAGGCTGGATTTTGGTATTATTTGAATGCTCAAGTTAGTCCCATTTCACCATTAAACAGCGGTATGTTTACAACTCAATTAGTTCATTCTCAGACTGGACCCACAAACATTATCACTGGTTATTGTGATTTTTCTCAAACAGCAAAAACAGTTTTGAATACTTTTAACACGGGAACGGCAACAACCCGCATGACTGATGGGGTAATTTCACTGGCCCCAAATGATCAAGTTCTAATTAATTTCAATGTATTAAGCGGGGTTGGAGCTTTTTATGCAAATCCAATTGCCCAAGCCTCTTGTTCTCAATTGTCAACAGTTAACGTCGCTCCAACAGGGGCACCTGCAAGTGGAACAACTTTAGTTTTATCCACAGTTTTAACGGCGGCCAATAATGCCTACACAACTGGTGCGACTATTAATTTGACGGCATATAATTCCGCTGGTCAATCTTTTTCCATTGCAAATCAAACAAATGTCCGTGTTGATACAGTTTCCAATCAACAGGCTCAAAGAACAACCGCTGGTTCAGGATTGTATCCTACTATTGGATTTAATGCATTATACAACAACAATATCAGTATAAGCGGCAATGAAGAACTTCAAATGATTAATGGGGCTTTACAATATCCTCCATCAGTTGACTATAGAATTTATCTTCCATCAGGAGTAAACTATACCAATTTACCAGCGGGTACCTACTTGGGATATCGTTGGGCCATGTTTAACATGGGTCAAGTTACAAACGCTTCAAACGTCCAAGTAACATTCAATAATGCAAATAATTTTGGAAGTTCTGCCATCGTCAGTGATCTTTTGTTGTACGTACAAGTTTCAGGACAAACGGCTGGATGGATTAATGGTAATTCTGCTTATCCTGGGGTTGGTAATCCAACTAACAATGGAGATTCAGCTTTGGTAGTTGCTTTAAGCTTAAGTACCGTTAAACTGATTACGTTTGGTTCAGTTTCATTGACTGGTCCCGTGTATATTAGAGTTGGAATTCCAAGCGGTAGTAATAAGAATTTTTCATCTATAAGTTTAGTACAAGTATAATATGCCCAGTATCACACAAATTGCCGACATTTTATTCAAAAAATGGATGGGCCTTGGCGACACTCAATCGGGAAGACAGTTCTTTAATGAACCGATTCGTGGACGTGTGTTCGTGGTTAATTCACAAATTTGGGGACAATCTAACCAAATTCCAAATACCGCTCCAACAAGTTCGTCTGGTATTGTTCAATATGTCACGGAATATCCGCTAACTGCTGTAGTTGGCACCACAAACTCTTTTTCTGGCGCATTGTTACAAAATACAATTCCATTCAACTGGGGTGATGGAACAAGCTACAATTACAAACTTTACGATAGCACTTATTCCCAAATTGCTTTTGGCGTAAATGATTGGACGGTAGACACGGAGGCGGGAATTTTAATGTTTAACAATGGTGTGCCGCCAAACATGCCTCCATTGATAACGTTTTATCGTTACAGTGGAGTTATAGGCATAAACACTGGCAACTTTATAACAACAGAACAAACAGGAAATTTCATTTCATCTGGACAATTATTAAGTGCAAGCGGCGATCTTGTCAATACTATTTCAATGTATGGTAACTCTAGTTTGCCGATAGGTTGCGTTACTAGTGGAAATCTTGAAAACACTTTTCTTCCCTATGGAATTAATCTTAATAATGAGTGGTTGATTGGTAACAATACACTTCCTTCTGTTGACTGGCAAAATAGAATATTATCGGGCGACTGGAACGCCCAGTCTCTTACCGTTGGTGGACAACCAATTACAACTGGTGGACAAAATATCACTGGTGATTTTATAACATCGGCACAAACAGGTCAATTTTATTCTTCAGCTAATCCATCAGGATTTTTAACAAAGAACAATGTGTACTCATTCAAAACAACACTAATAAGCGGGATTAATAGTCAAACCATTTCATACGGGCAGACTTTTGTCACTCCACCATTGGAAGTTTCATGTACGTTTCAAAATGACGTGGACAATTATGTTTACAGCTACGCTATTTCCAGTGTAAATACAAGTGGATTTATTATCGGATTTTCCGATTATTTGTCGAATGGCGGATATATCCTTAATACTCAAATCAACTTTTAATAAATTATGATTCAATCATTTGATCAGATAAGACTCTCTAACCAGTTAATGAACGCAATGGGTGGCCAATTGGTCGTCGCTGGTCAAAACGTTGTCTATTCAGGGCTATTGGCAAGCAGTTGTAATTTCCTGCAAAACGAAATTACATCGCTTTCAGGGATGTTGACAAGCACACTGCAAAACGAAATTCTATTGTCGAGTTCAAATTTCCTTGGTAATAACGCTGGTGCTTTGGCCAACAATTCAGCTTTCAGCAACTGTATTGGTAATAATGCTGGTACTTTAGCCAACAATTCAGCTTTCAGTAACTTCATTGGTAATAATGCTGGTACTTTGACTAACAATTCATTTTTCAGCAACTTCATGGGTTATAATGCTGGTTCTTTGGCCAACAATTCAGCCTTTAGTAACTTCATGGGTTATAACGCTGGCGCTAATGCTACAAATGCAAATTCCAGCATTTTCATTGGTAATAACGCTGGTGGGGCCGCAATTGGCAATAATACCACTGGATTAAACAATGTTATTGCGATTGGATGTAATTCTGCTTACCAGGATAATGTTTGTAACGCCTCAGGTTATTCATCAATTTTAATTGGTGACTATACGCAGACTTCTGGTTTTAGCAACAGTATCACCATCGGTCGCGGAACCGCCAACAGCAATAGTGGCCAGTTTAACATTGGCAACCTACTGTTTGGCAATGGTATTTATACTGGTACGGGAAATTCCAATCAGGCACAGATTGGTCAGGTTGGTATCGGTACCAACAATCCTGCGGCAACTTTGGACGTCAATGGCAGTGGTAACTTCAGCAGTGGTTTGTATATCAGTGGTGTAAACATCACATCATAT